TCCTGGTGATCGGGGACACTCACGCCCCGGCGATGCTCCCCGGCTACGTTGACTTCCTGGTGGGAGTCCGGAAGAAGTACAAGACGACCCAGACGATCCACATCGGCGACGTCGTCGACTTCGCAGCGATCTCATTCCATGAGAAGAACCCAGCCTCCCCAGCCCCTGGTGATGAGTATCGCCTCGCCCTCGAGCAGGTGACCCAGATCCGGCGAGCCTTCCCGACCGTGACGGTCATGACCGGGAACCACGACGCCCTCCCCCGCCGTCAGGCCAGGGCTGTCGGGATCCCGCTGGAGATGATCCGATCCCATTCTCAAATCTGGGAAACGCCCCGCTGGGACTGGCGTCCCAGGTTCACGACCGTCGAGATCGAGGGCGTCAAGTACGCTCACGGGGACAGGGGAAAAGGGGGCCAGCTCGCCGCCCTGAAGAACGCGAAGGAGGCGTTCTCGTCCTGGGTTCAGGGCCACCATCACAGCCAGGCCGGTGTCCAGTATTTCGCGAACGGGGATTCTCTGGTCTTCGGGATGTCGGTCGGCTGTGGCATTGATCGAGACGTCGCCGCGATGGATTACGGTCTCAAGTTCTCCGCGAAGCCCGTCGTCGGCTGTGGCGTCGTCCTGGACGGTCGCCTCGGAATCTTCGAGCCGATGAGCCTCTGAGCTGAAAACCGCGAATAATTCCGGTCAGAATCTCGAAATAATTCCAGAGGCTCTGGAACCCCTGTTTTCATAGGGTAAAAACAGACCCCGAAAATCTCAGGAGGCTCCCTTATGTAGACATAGGTCATCATCCGATGTAAGGTATAGACATGGAAAACATCAACACCACATCAAACGAGGAGACAACGATGACCGAACGATTCAATATCTCGACCGAAGAGCTGACGACACTGAAGAAGGCCGCGCGATACATGAAGCTCGAATGGCGACCTCTGGCAGCTCGCCCCGATCTCGCTCGGAGGATCCTCGACCTGGTCGCCGAGCGTGGAGTCGAAGAGGGATGCGAAGAGTACGCTCGACAACGAGAGGTCGAGTTTAACGTCCTCGCCGTCTACGGCGGATGGGACGGAGTCTAGGTCGAAACGCCCCCAGGGGCGTCGTCCGGTTTTTCCGGGCCTGATGAGACCATCAGAAACACCACACCAAACGAGGAGACAATCATGCACCTGCAAAAACGCAATGGACACAGTGTTTTGTACCTATCGAGAGAAACACAATCCATTCGGATTCCCCGGGATGTTCCGCGTAAGTCTGTAACGTCTGCCCTGGCACACCTGCCACCTGGAACACCAGACAGACGCCAGCGATCAATTGACGCATTGAACAGAGCCGGAATTAAGGCCAGCTAAAGTGACTAGCCAGCACCAACTCTATCAGGAGGCCGAGACGATGAGGATCACACACATCGAGGAGAACGGGGTCACCATGACCGTCGAGAAATGGCTCCGGAAGTTCGACCAGGGCGAGGGGAGGAAGGCGACCCGGAAGCGGATCAGGAAGTTCGTCGAGATCCCTGAGTTACAGATCAGCCCCAGGGTCACAGTCCGCCCTGGTGATCTGATCCATGTCTCAGGAGGGAGCGGCTCCACCTGGACGCGGGACTCCGGTGAGGAGACCCCCTATTATCGCCAGTCGGGTCTGTTCGTGATCGAGCTGATCGAGCAGAGCAAACGGCCCGCCCAGGTCTGGATGTGGGTCAAGTCCAGGAAGTCGGGACTCGTCCAGAGGATCTTCGTCGAGGGACGAGATCACAAGTCGGACGACGACCCACGAGTCACTCACAAGGCCCAGAAGATCCGAAGAAAGAAGGAGCCGAGACGATGATCGACACTCTCACCATTCTCTGGCTGTTCGGTATCGCCGGGACTCTCATCGGTCTCGGGATGGGAATATATGAACACTTAACAGGAGACGTATATCGTGAATAATTTCAAGCAGTTTCAGAAGAAGAAGACCATCCTCCGGAAGATCGCGTCCGCCAGGATGGACGCGGGGATCAGCATGAGAGCCGCCTCTCAGATGACCCAGAAGAGCGGATCGGGGAAGCGGAAGGGGGAGCAGCTCTCCCCCTCCGCCTGGTCTCTGATCGAGTCGGGACGCCGATGGCCGACCTGGGACTCCCTCTTCCTGATGGCGAAGACCCTCGGCCTGGACATTCAGGTCGAGGTCACCAGTCGCGATCGATGAAGGTCGGAGTCTTCTCCCCGACGTAAGCCGGGAATACGCTGAAGTCCAGATACTCCCGCGCGTCCATCACCTCCATCCCCTGCTTGACCAGGATCTTCTCCATCTTCAGGATGTCATAGGCGACGACGACCCCCGACCCTGGGCGAACAGCCGTCCCGATGATCGCGTCATCGAAGCCGTCAGCGATCAGGAGGCTCGGATATTTGGCCGCGATGCTCTCGCGGATCTCGTCTCCTCGGCTCTTCTTGCTCATAGGTACACCAGCTCCCGGTCGTCTCGCCATTGACCACAGCCCTCGCATTGACACCGCCTCCAGGTGACAGCGATAAAGATCCGGCCCTCGATGTCCTTCCCGCTGGCGTCCATTTCTCGCTTCTGACAGTACGCCGTCCGCTTCTCGGATCCACACTTCGGGCAGGCCGTCCGCTTCATCTCAGCGACCGCGACCTTCTTCCTGTTCTTCGACCCCGCTGGCCTGCCTCTCTTCTTCTTCGCCATCCTCATGTCCTCCATTACAGGTAACTCACTCGCCTCCTTGACTTCTCTGTCTTCTCGTCCTGGGCCTTCTTCCTGATCTTCCTCGGGTTCATCAGGTCGACGCCGACGACACTCGCCGCGACAGCGGAACCGACCAGGCAATCCAGCCAGTGATTGTCAAACCGCTCCGGGCGATGCCTCCACTCGTCGACCTCCCGGCCCCGGCCCTGAGTCCTGACGAAGAACTCGCTCGTCAGGTGATCCGCCAGGAGCCTGTGACGCTTCTCGGATCCCTGGAACACCGTCAAGGCTCCGGGATCCCCGAGGGACGTCCTGAGCCTGGACAGGACGAAGCTCTTCCAGAAGTTCGTGTCGTAAAGGAGGTGACGGATCGCCCGCTTCCCCTTGATCGCTGGGATCCGCCAGTTGTTCCCGAGTCGGTCTCCCCGCTTCCGCCTGTACTCGCTGAACGGTCGAGAGCTGGCTCCAGCGTACCGGCCATGAGACGGGAGCAGGTTCGCCCTCTGCTTCGCGTTCCTGATGAACTGGTACACGACGTCCGTCGACTGGCTCCAGTTCGCATCAATGACCACCATGTCCAGCGGCATCTCCGCCCCGTCGTCCCTCTCCAGCTTCATCGAGAAGAGCATATCGACCAGGGACTCCAGTCCCGCGTAGAGCTGACCCTCGAGTCCTGCGGACTTGTTCAGATCCTGGAGCGTCGGCCTCGCCTGGGTGAGCGTGAAGTATTCCCGCTTCTGATCAGGAAAGGCTCCATAGTCCACGACCCAGCCGCTGAAATCCGGCTTCCAGGCCGCGATGACATAGTACAAGAGAGCCTGCTGGACATCGATGAACGCGGTCAGACGCTCCGCCTCCAGCGGGATCTCTCGCCGCTTGAATCCGTTTGTCCTGGTAATCACCTCCTGGGTCTGGAGCATCTGGGCCGACTGGTCGTCCTGGATCTCGAGCGGCTCGTTCTGGTATTCAGCGAAGAAGGCCACCTCGTCCCGGAGGCGGAGGTTCCAGGCGTGCTGGATCGCGGACAGCTCGTCGTCGTTGAAACGCTCCTCCCAGGCAACGCGGGATCCCGCGTCCATCTTCTTCCTGTTCTTCCGGTAGAACTCGGACGCCTCCTCCGGATGTCCGGAGCGGAAGCCGTCGTCCCTCACCTCCGCGTACTTCCTCCACAGCTCCTCGTCCTTCGGCCAGTCGTAGACCAGCTTCATCCGCTCCCCGTTCCACTGTGGATGGATGTCTCGATCCAGGATCCTCTCGGCCATGTCTCCCGGCTTGATAACGGTACAGGGCATGATCCCGCTAATCTTCTGACCAGGGCCAGCCAGTCCCAGGACAGCCCCGGCGAGGATCGCCTCCCTCGTCGCACACTGAGAAGGAGACCTGGCTGACTCGTCCGTCTGGGGATCGTCCAGGATCACCAGCGAGGGGCGGACAGCGACTCCGTCGGATCGCTTGAACTTCATCCCCCGGATCCTCCCGGTGATCCCCGTCGTCTTCACGATCGTCCCGCTGGCCGGGGAGCCGGGGACAGTCGGGAGGACGATCTCCTTCCCCGTCCAGGAGATGTGAGTCCGGCGACCGTCGAGGATCTGACCGTTCGCCCTCACGCTGATCCCCTCGAGACGTCTGATCGGATAGCACACTTCCGGGAAGTCATCCAGGAGGAGGTCGTTGTTCTCCAGCTCCGCCTTCACCGAGTCGAGCATCTCGAGAGC